AGTACCCGCAATAAGTAATGACGGACAGATTTCCACTTATAGCCAATCCAACATCTAAACAAATTGAGGAGTTGGCTTCTGGTGATAATTTAAATCTCCAAGGAAGTGGTATTGTTGGTGCTACAACCATAACTGCAACTAATTTTGTCGGACCTCTGCAAGGAAATGCAACGAGTGCTGACACATTAAATGATGCTGCAAATATAACTGCTGGAACAATCAGTTCATCTAGATTATCTGGTTATTATGGAATTGATGTAAATAGTGCAAATATACTTACAAATGCTGCTGGTATAACTTCTGGTTTTATTAGTAGTGAAAGATTGTCTGGTTATTATAATATTAATGTTTATGGAGCATTAGGATCTCAATACTTAACTCAAGCTGAAAATATTCTTGCTGGATTTATAAATCCAGCAAGAATGCAAGGAACATATAATATTAATGTTTCTTCTGCTGCAACTGCATCAAATTTAACACCAGGTCTTTATGCTATTGATATTACTGGAAATGCGGCAACTGCGACTACTGCTACAAATCTTTCTGGTGGTAATGTTACTGGAACAAGTTTAAACATTACTGGATTTTCTACTTTAGGTGTTGCATCAGTTACAGATCTAACAGTAACGAATACTGCAACGATTGGATATTCTACAATTATATCTTCTTCGATTGGAATTGCTACTATAGGATTTTTGAATGCAACCAATAGCAGTGTTTCTGGAGTTTCCACTGTAGGGTTTTTAACAGCATCCAGTTTTTCGACACCAAATGCAAGTGTTGGAATTTTAACAGCAAATACATTATCAGGTATTAATACTGCTAGTATTACTAATTTGACTGTTGATTATGTTAGAGCATTACAACTTGCGACTTTGGATGAAATCAATACTGAAATTGCAAGTGTTGGAATTGCAACTATTGGTTTTGCTTCAATCACTAATTCTTATATTGGTATTGCGACCATAGATCAAATTAATATTAGTACAGGTATACTTACTGCGACTACATTTAGTGGAAATCTAACTGGTACTGCTACAACTGCTACAAACCTTGCAGATGCTGCAAATATAACAACTGGTATAATAGACCCCGCAAGATTATCTGGAACTTATAATATTACTATTACTGGTGATTCTCAGGCATCGACAGCAACAACAGCAACAAATGTTATCGGGGGTATTGCTAGTGTAACTAATTTGACAGTATCAGGAATCACATCTCTTGGTGTTGCCAATATAAGTGAATTAAATTCTACTGGCATTGCGACTGCATCTTTCTTTTCTGGTAGTGGAATTAATTTAGTTGGTATTGTAACTCAACTTACAGTAGGAACTGGTCTCACTTTAACATCTTCTCAAGCAATTGGAAAAGGAACAGTTCAAGTTGGAATCAAAACTTCAATTGGTAAAACAATTTACGTTGCTTTTGAAGGCAGTGACACAAACACTGGATTAGTGGAAAGTGACGCAAAAAGAACAATCAAAGCAGCAGCAGCACTTGCATTACCTGGAGATACAATTAAGGTTTTTCCTGGAACTTATGTTGAAAATAATCCCATCACATTAGCAAGGAATGTTTCAATTCAAGGAACAGAACTTCGAAACTGTATTGTAACTCCACAATCTCCAGGTCTAGACTTATTTTATGTAAATAACGGTTGTCATATGACTAACCTAAGTTTTAATGGTTCTCCTGCAACTAACAATGCAGCAGTTGTGTCATTTGTTCCATTATCTGGTGTTTCATCAGATAGATTTTTTGATGCAGCAAGAATGATTCGTCTCAATCTTGATTTTATTGCGAGTGAAACAGTAGGATATTTGACAAGCACTGATTATAGAAGTCCAGCATTTACAATTGGTGTAAGCACAATAAGAAATTGCAAAGAAGATATTATATCCATTTTTAAAGCAGTTTGTTATGATATTACTAGAGGTGGAAATTCTAAGTGTGTGGGGGCAGGAAAATCATACTATACCGAAGCAGGAGCACTTCAGCATATTGTTGGAGTGAAAACAGAGACGATTGATGCACTAAACTATGCTGCTGGAATTGCTAGATCATGCATCAATAATGTTTCATTTGCAAAAACAAGTGGTGGAAATTATCAAACATATTATACTCAAGTAAAAGATTTAAGTATGCAACCTGATGGTGCATACGGCAATGAAAGTCTAAGTGGTTGTGCGAATGTCGTATCAGCAATTTACTCCTGTGTTGGGGTAGTTACAACAATTATCAATCAAGGATTGAGTGTTCTTGGTGTGGGAATTAATACAACATATCCTGGAAATTCGGGTCTTGGTACATCAGTCGAAAATGACCCATCATTCTCTCCAGGTGTTGGAAATATTGATAAAGGACCTTATATTCGTAACTGTACTAACTTTATTGCAAATAGTATTGGTCTCAAAGTAGATGGATTTACAGCAGAACCAGGAGACCAAGATGATATTGGTGTAACTGGTTCAATGAGTGTTGATAGTTATACTCAATACAATCAAGGTGGAATTGGAGTTTCGATCACAAATGGTGGATACTCACAATTAGTTTCCATCTTTACTATTTGTGATGATATAGCAATTTATACAGCATCTGGAGGACAGTGTGATATTACAAACTCCAACTCATCGTTTGGTAATTATGGTCTTTATTCAGTTGGTGTTGGTGACAATACAACAAAATCCATCTATCGTTACACTGGAACCGCAACAACAGAAGCAACAGCAAGGTCAAATGTAATTACGATTTCTGGTGTTGGAACTAATCGTCCTTATGATGGACAATCTTGTTACTTTGGAACTTTATATTATAATATTAATACTATTCAAGTAGATAATGGTGGTTCTGGATACACAGGTCAACCAACTGTTACGATTAGTGATCCAACTGGACCAAATGGAGTTGCCGCACAAGCATCAGCAACAGTTGTAAATGGTTCAGTCACTGCAATTAATCTTTTAAATTCTGGTTCACAATATTTGAATGCTGGTGCAACAGTTACAATTGAAGGTCCAGCAGGTGCGGGAACAACAGCAACTGCTTCTGTTTCCAATTATCAACCAATTTATTATAAGGTTTCTTCTGCGACTTTACCATCTTCTGGAATTTCTACGGTCACATTTTTACAGACACTAAATAATACAGTTAGTGCTGGAACAACTGTATATTTTGCAAGAGGAAGTTTACAACTAGCATCTACAATTTCATTCGAACACGTTGGTGCTGGTACAAACATTTTTACAGCAAAACCTGCTCTTGGTGGTGTTGTGATCCCCGAAAATAAAGTAGTTCAAATTGACGGTGGAACTGTAACTTATACAAGTACAGACCAATCAGGTAATTTTAATATTGGTGATGGTGTTGTGATTAACCAATCAACAGGTCAAATATCAGGTAGAGATTTTACAAAAGCACTATTCACTACTATGACACCATTTATTCTTGCACTATCAGATTAAGGAGGAGTATTAGAAATGGCAATTGCGGCAGCAGCAGTAAATAATTTTAAAACATATACCAAAGTTGTTGGGTTGACGACTGATCTTGTTTATACAGCACCCGCAGGATATGTTGGAGTATTTTTATTAGCTCAATGTGCTAATATTAGTACTAGTACTCAATCGATTAGTTGGTATCACAATCGTGTAAGTTCTGGTTCAACTGTAACCACAGAAATCGTAAAAGATTTTTCAATTCCAGCAAACGATACAGCAAATCTATTGCCTGGTAAATTGGTATTAGAAACTGGTGATTTTATTACAATCAGTGGAAGTGCAAGTACGACCCCAGCAAAACTTAAGTTTATTACAAGTATTCTTGAAACCTCAAATCAATAATAGATAAATGGCAACTCCAGGATTTCTCAGTAAAAGAGTTAAAAAGAAATCTCAAACTGGTCTTACGACAGACCGTTATGAATTTTTGGGTCTGGATCAAGCAGAACCAGATTTGGGAGATCCATTAGTTGGTCTTTCTTCTGTTGGTGCAAATCCTGCCCCAATCGGTGGAACTCAATATGTTTTAATTGCTGCTAGTGGAAATACTGGAAAAAGATATTGGGTTGCTTCTTCTCAATTGTCTGGAAGTGGATTAATTCCTGGTTCTTTTACAGTATTCAATAATGATATTCAGGTTGGTGCCGCAAATAGTTTTAATAGATTTAATTTTGTTGGTACTGGGGTAACAGTAGATTTTGTTGGTGCAGCAACAACACAACAAACTGGCATCGCAACGGTTAGAATTACAGTAACGGATTTAGTTGGACCAGGAAATGTAAATTCAATACCATATAAGGCAAGTAGTGGTCTTTTAGCAGGAGCACCTGATTTTGTATATTTGAGTGGAAATATTGGTATAGGTTCCACACAACCAACAGTGCCACTGGATGTAGTAGGTAATGCAAAATTTACTGGCACCATAACTGCTACTAGCTTCACTGGAAGTCTCACAGGTACAGCAACCACATCTACAACTGCTAATAATGTAAGTTCTACAATCAATATTAATACTTCTGGTATTATAACTGCTACTGGAGGTTTTGTAGGAAGTCTTACTGGTACAGCATCCACAGCAACTACTGCTCTTGGATTCTCCACAACTGCTAGTATCAATACTTCTGGTATTATAACTGCTTCTAGTTTTACTGGTAATCTTACTGGTACAGCAACTACTGCTAATAACGTAAGTTCCACTATTGATATTAATACTTCTGGTATTATAACTGCTTCTACATTTTATGGAATTTTAGTAGGTACTGTATCATCCACAGGGCAATCATTCAATACCATATCTGTTACTGGACTTTCTACGTTTATAAATGGTCCAATACTAGTAGGAAGAGCAACTACAACAGGAACTGCAACACAAGCACTTCAAGTAGAAAGTGGTGGATACTTTAATGATTCTGTTGGTATAGGGACCACAAATCCAACATCAAAACTTCACGTTATTGGTGATGGTAGATTTACTGGTGTAGTTACTGCTACTTCATTTTCTGGTTCTGGTTTAAATCTAACTGGTCTATTATCCAATACAGTATCAACTTCTTCCACAACTGTTCCACAATATATTGGGTTTGTAAGTGCTACTAGTGGAACTATAACATCTAATTTAGTAAGTAGCACATTAACTTATATTCCATCAAGTGGAAATTTGGGTATTGGATCCACAAATCCAAGAACACCACTTCAAGTCGAAACTTATGGAATAAAAACTGGTGTTGGAACATTTACAGCATCTGTTGGTATTTCTACAACATTAGATAGTTTCTCTGTTTCTTCTACTGACTTTAAGGTTGCTGAATACACAGTTCATATTGGTTTTGGTTCTTATATTCAGGCCCAAAAGGTTCTCGTAACACAAGATCAATCTATTGCATATTCTTCTGAGTATGCAGTGGTTTATAATAATTCATTGATTGTTTCTATTGGAGCAACAATTAGTGGAGGAAATTGCATTCTTCAAGCAACTCCACAAACTGGTATTAGTGGTTTGACAACTTATAGATTTGCAAGAAATACCTTACTCTAATACTGAAACTTATATTATGTTCTTCGGTATGCTTAGTTCCCAATTCATAAATAACTAAAAAGACCGATGGCAGATAAAAACTTTGGAGTAAAGGGGATAAACTTTGTTGGTGACCCTGGTACGCCAACAATTTCTATAGCATCCTCTACCATCACTTA